AGCACTCGACCCAACTGGTATTGAGGTTGAAAAATGGTTCTTGGAGCAATGTATGATTACTGGAATCGATTTCGGAGAAAACACTTACGATGACGATGCATTGACAAACATTAGCCTAGATATTCAGCCCTGGAGGTGCATATTGAACTTATAATCAGTCGATTATAAAATATTTAAAACTCCATGCTGTTAGTGTGGAGTTTTTTATTATCTTTGCAATATGATAATAATTGGAATATATAAAATTTATAATAAAATCAATAATAAAGTATATATTGGTAGTGCTACTGATATTAAGAAAAGGTGGCGTGACCATAAATGGTATTTGAGACATAATAAGCACCATAATTTACATTTACAATCTTCGTGGAATAAATACGGTGCAGAAGCATTTGAATTTTCGATACTTTTAGAATGCGAAGTAAAGAACTTATTAATTGAAGAATTAAAATTTATCTTGCTACACAATTCATTTAATAATAATCACGGATATAATGTTAATGACCCAGAACATAAATTTTTAAACCGAAAGCACAGCGAAGAAACTAAACGAAAACTATCATTACAAAAATTAGGTGATAAGAATCCGATGTTTGGTAAATGCGGTGATAAGCATCATAATTATAATAAAAAGGCTTCCGTTGAAGCACGAAATAAGATGTCCCTTAGTCATAAAGGAATTCCCACTTATAGACAAAGCAATGTTAAATTAACGGCATCCGAGGTTCTTGAAATTCGTAGAATTTATCGAGAAGATAAATTATCACAACTAAAAATAGGTGAGATGTTTAATGTGAGTTACACTGCAATTAATAAAATTATTACTGGTAAGACTTGGTCAACTCTGGTTTAGGCTGCTAACTCTTCCATTCTATTTTTTATAATAATATCGATATAATACTTTCTGTTTTTGGTTTCGATGATACGATATGATTCGTTATTATGCGAAAACCATACGATATAGGATTTACCTAATTTAATTCCAGTGTTCTTTTCAATAATATATTTATATAGTTCTAATTGAAGAGAGTATAGTTCTATGTCACTATCCTCAAGGAAGCACAACTCATTTAATAGATGTCTGCTCTTTACTTCTTCGGTGAAATCTTTGTTGGTTTTATAATCCCAAATCTGGAACTCTTTCATTTTCACATTATAGAAAATAATGTCGAGCATCCCACCGATTAGAGATTCTTCGTCATAGACAACATATTCGGTGCGTATTGGAATTAATTTACCCCGAACATCTTTATAGAATTTATCAACATGCTTTTTTGTTATATCGTATTCTATCTTAACGGGGTCAAAGCCAAACTCGTTTAGAATTATTTGTTTGGGGTAGTCGTAGATTTTATTCTGAAAGAGGTTCTCTGCATAATCGTGTATAGCCGAACCCTTTATTGTGCCTTTCTTATTAATAAAACCCCAGGCTCTGAGTATTTGTTTTGGTTTTAAGTTAAATTGTTCTGCCTTAATTTCCGACCAATATTTTTCGTCAAATTCTTCTTGGTACTTATGAATGATTGTCGTGACGGAGATTAACTCCCGACCATTCAAATAATACTTGTGGGGTTCATCATAGAACTCAACGTCATTAAATGCCGTAAATAACTTATCGGGTATTTGTAAACCATTCATTCGGGCAAAGATAATACAATTTTAATTAATCACAATGTTTTTTTGTAACATTCCGTCAAAATTCAGACTTTCTAGTGAATTAATTATTGCTGTTTTATCTGCGGGGAGACCAGAATAACCGTGAATGTGTTGAATTAAAGCGTTTCTGATTATGTTTAATGCCTCAACCAAAACATCTCCCCTTGGAATTGGATGACCCTTGTCAAATATCTCTGCTCGGTCTTCTGCAGTTAATCTTGCTGCTTTAAATTGTGGTTTACCATCGTGGGAAATGATTGCGATTTTATCGCTCTGCAGAATAGAATTACTATAATAAGATGTTTGACTTTGATTTGGTTCGAATACCATATTAAATGTTGCGGGATTCTGTACATTTAATTTAAAAACACTACCATTTTCGTGTTGCCCTGCTCTAATTTGAACCTCATTAACTTTTAATGTAATATCGGTATTAACCCTACCTAGAATAGCAATATCTTCTAGTGACGGATATACTCCGGCAGCATCTGGAAATGTACTAATTGCTGGAAGCGGAAGTGTTAATCCCATATTAGTTGTGGAGAGTGCCGTATATATGGTATCTTTCTCAATTTTTTGTAATTGTGAAATAACTGGTCCTTCCCAATAACGACTTCTTTGCGGATATTTAATATCCTCAATAAAAACTCTAACATATTCACCAATCTTTGGAAAAATGTGGAAAAATTTTGGTATCATTGGATAACACCAAGGCAATTCCGCATTTCCTGTCTTATTATCCAAGTCGGGAATTTTGACCTTAATTCTTCCACCATCAGTAGGGTCAACTATATCTACAACCTCACCATAATAAATCGTTCGGGTAACGGGAATCATGCTACCCTCTTGTTTATATGCGTTTGTTGTTTGTAATATCGGCTTATCAAACATTATTTCTATTTGTTAGTTCTTCAATTAAATCAATATATAGTTTTTCTACTGCTGTTAATTCGTTTATTTTATTATTAACCACCACCTCAAGTTCATCTAATTGATATGTATAATCAATTATTTCTTGCTTTATTTTCTCATGCTCTGCCTTAGAATCATTTATCATCTTTAGCAATTCTGTTGGTGTATAATTTTTAAAATCTTCCATTATTGTATAACTCCATAGCCTTTCGTAAACATTATTGTTGACCCAAATACTGTAACTGGTCCTGTTGGTGAGATACCCGCAGCACTTATTGCAGTTCCGGGAGGAATCGCCACACTAATAACAGCATCTTGTTGTAATGCCTTTACTATTTCTTCAATTCTTATTCTTTCCATTATTTCATCCGGACTAGCACCACCAGATGGTAATGCACCTACTGGCAATCCCGCTTCTGATTTTCTCGCAATAATACGTGAAGCAATTTTAATTGGAGATAAACCCGGACGTTGGGGAATACCAACTAATATAATTGGTGCTGGTATCGGCGGTGGTCCACCAATAGACGCTAGATTTAATATTTTATCAAATCCAGCAATAATTGATTCTATACTATTGAAATTAATTGGCATTTTATGTTATTAACGGTGTTTCTATTGGTTGCAAACTTCTTAGCGTTGCAATATATTGGTTTATTCTTTCTATTACTATTTTTTTTGCAATTGGAACTAGAAGTTTCGTTAAATATGCCACCACAATACCAAAAATAAATCTTATAATCAATTCCATCGCAGCATTTATATTACACATTATCATTGTTCTAAATTCTTTCATGTCTTCTACAGGATTACCTAATTTTGTTTTTCCCAAATTTGCAAAAGCACTCCAAATTCCTTGTAATGCCCGATATTGTGGTGCTGTTGTAACGGCATTAACAATTGTGTCTGTAATCAATTTAATTAATTGTTGACAAAATCCGTCCATGATTGTTTGTTTATTTTCATTTGCTCTTGGGGCAACATCTCTCATGCTTTTTGGAACAGTCCCATACATTTGATTTGCAACATAAAACGGGTCGGTTGAACCAGATGTATTGCCCACCGTTTCAGTTAACGCACTCATCCCCAATTTTGCTTCAAGAAGACCGCAACCCAAATCATAATAGACAGTACCATTTGCTAGTTCTTGTGCTTTTTTCCATATTTCATCATAACTATCGGGTGATACGGTAAAACTAGTATTACCATTTATTGCATCTTCAACTTGTTTTCCAACCAATAATTCTTGTGCCACCTGCTCTACGCTTTTATTTAAATTTGCTGTTATTGTACCATAAAAAAGATTAAGCACACTTGCCATAAACACCTTTTTATCAATAATAACCATTGAATTAATAAATCCTTTAAAGAAATCTCCGATTGTCATACCCGATGAAACTGGTTTAAAATTTATTGTGTTATTGCTTTCGTTATACGTCATTTTTACAACTCCAAAATCTTTTGGAACACCAGGACTTGTTAGTGCATTAAACAGCACATTATTAAAATTTGGGTTTTCAACGTCACACATAAGACTTCCTTCCGTACTACTTGGGTCAATTTGTGCTGCACCAAAAATGTCAATCTCCTTTACTTGAAAAGTATAACCTGTTTGCCAAAATCCCGTAGGTGTTGGCTCGGATGAATTTGGTTGGGTTACTGAGTTCTCTGTACTCTTTTTCAAAGGTACTGTTATTTCGTCAATGAGATTGGTAAACATTTCCCCTATTAATAACATCAACGCATCTGTACCAACAACAACTTTAAGCACATCAAGCAAATACGGAACGATATCTTCCTTATTATTTATTGATGGAAAACTGCTGTCTAGTTCAGGCATTGGTTTCTCTTGTTGCAAAGAAACCCAAGCACCTATTTTAGTAAAGACACCTTCCTTTTTATTAATAATCGACTCTGGCATTGCTTACCTTTTTAATGCATTCTTCTTATCCAATTCATCACGAACAATTTTTAATAGTTCGTTTTTCTTTTCATTACTAAGGTTATTATCATCGGTTTTATCCTTTTCACCCTCTTTTGTTTTGGTGTCGAAGACAACTTCTTTAAGATATTTTAAAATCATGATTTTTTGGTCAACGTTTTTGGCTTCTGCCATAATAAGTTTTACAATCTGGTCGCCAAGTGCAGCAACCTCACTATTTTCTTTTATTTTTACTTCCCATTTACTAAACAGTCTGGCAATCTTTGCTTTTTGATTGTGACTATCATCATAAATTTCTTGAAGAAGACCATTCACACTATCTTCATCAAATTTTAATCGTTTTCTCGTTGGTCTAGGGCACATAGTTAATAAGTTTTAGTACTAATAAATACTTTTATATTGATTTAGTCATCGAGATAGTCAATCTTTTCCATAAAATAGATATCTTTAAATGGTTTAATTCCAATTCTAATCTCTTTTGTAGATAAAGCCGTCTGCTCTTTTAAGAAGAATAATATTTTGTTTTTGGCAAATTTGTTTGTAATTCTTTTATTATATTTACCATCTGGAGTATCTTCCATAAATAATACATGCCAATTTTTCAACACGTTGACAATAGCATCGCCAACAATTGCTTCGTTTTTCTTTATTGTGGCATCGGTATTAATTTTAACCTCGATTTTTTCGATTACTGTTTTAATGAGTTTATCTAATTGATGTTGAGTCTCCATCTCCATTTCATACGAATACTCGATGTTTTCATTAATCTCATCAACAAAATCATCATAAGAAAGATTGATTTTTTTCTCTGTATAACTTTTCTTTCCCCAATCCTTATAAAAATTTCGAATTATTGTCTGACAATAACTATATGCTTTTGAGTTAAATATTCGGTAATTATTTATTTTATCCTTTTCAAGAATAGATTTTAGTTTTTCCCGTGCTTCATCAGCATACCAAAATCTATAATCATCACCTAATTTAGACCATTTATCGGTATCACATTTATTAAGTTCAATAATAAATGGTCTGTACTTAATCATATGTTCGATTAGATGTGTTAGTGCTTCTTCTTCAACTTGCTCCATTGTATAGTTTCCAATGTAAATTGGATACTTTCTTAATATGGATTCGTTCATTTTTCGGAAGGGTTCGAGCAGAATTTTATTATAGATTCTGTTCTTTTCTTCTCCCGAATTTGAATTAATATAGTCGAATACTGCTTTTTCTTCCTTCTCCGCAAAATAAGGAATAACTTCTACGTCTTTCATTCATAATAGAGTCAAAATACTGTTATTTTTCGTCAACTACAATTTTAGTTAGTCTTGACATATCAATTGCTCTATCAGTTGGAAAGTTTGCTTCTTTATTTGCTGTTTCAAACCAAAATTTTCTTTCGTCCATCGACATGGTCTTCTGAAACTCGCCGAACATACTACCTTCACGGGTTGCGAGATGTTTATATCCTATTTTTGGTATGCTGTAGATTTTACATGCGCTGTTTAATGCTCTGAGCAAGAACTCATACATAAAGGTTAACTTCATGTTTGATTTATATTTGCCAAGATTTACAAACTCTGATTTTTTAATTACAGCACCACTGAGTTTAAAGTCGGTATATTGCTTAAGTGCGTTAGCATTTAGATAACCCATTTCACCATTCTCACCTACAAACTGTTGTGCCCATACGGTTTCGTTGGTTAATTTAATACCTTGATTAAGTTCATTAACCTCAATCATCATAGTTAAGAAGACATCGACATTGGGGTAAGCCTTGATATACTTATTGACATTGCTGAAGTATGTCGTGCTGTATTCGTCGTCGAACTCAAGTACCGAGAAATATGCGGTAGTTATTAATTCTGCAGCCATATTTACTTGAGACTGATAGTCGGTTTTACCTTCATTCTTAATGAAAAGAATGTCAAAATTAGTCTGATACTTTCCAAAAAGACTCTGTTGAAAGGCGATTATGCCTTCTTCGATTGCAGACGCATATACCACAACAATCTGTGGAAGTTCTACAAGTTTTTCTTGCTTAACTACTGATTCAATTGCTTTCTCTAAAAGACTCTGAACCTTTTCATTATATTCGTGTACGGGAATTATTACTGTTGTATTCATATTATTAATATTTAATTTATTATTTATTCTTGATTTGGAGTTATTTGTGGTGATTCTAATTGTTGCGGGAGTGCTTGAATAAACAAAGCAAGTCTTGCATCAACAAATCCCTGGTAAATCTCCGTGAGTTGTTTTTGAGAGTTTTCTTGATTATACTTTTCTGAGAGTTTTTCCATTGAAGCATATAAGTCCGGAGAAATTGCATCGTCGAGAAATTTAACAAGTACTTCACCGATTAAAACAGGCAAGTCATAGAAATTATCTGTCCAAACGCCAGCACCTTCGGCTATTTTAACTACTGAACCAGTATCACCCGATGTTCTTTCAAGAATATATTCGGGAGTAATGTCGGGTTTTAAACAGATTGGAATTACACCAGACTTCATACATTCGAGAGGGAACGTACCCAAACTTGCTATTCTATCAATCCAGACCGCAGCAAAATTACCTTGGAGTCTTTTTGCAAAGTCAACCCTACGCATTTGTTGTGGCGGTTTTGATTTTGTAAGCATAGGGTCAAAAGTAACCCACGAATACTGAGGATATTTACTGAAGAATAATTTTACAAGTTTACTAATTTCATTAGCATTTCTTCCAACGACAGAAACAACTGGCTTTTGTGGAACATCAGACCTTTCAAAATAATCTGGAATACCGACATTATATGATTTAATATTAAATTTACCAATACCATAAAAGGTTTCTAGCCATTCTTTAAGGGTTTCAGATGTGGTTATAACATCATTAATGTTAAACGATTTCCAATCTGTTCCCGGAATTAAAGAGTTAATCATATAGTCAACTGATTGAAGTAAGCCAATTCTCTGACAAGGTAAATTTTTGGTTTGTTCCATTACGTTTGAATATACTTCGGGTATAATCATAATATCCTCTGGACCAACGGTTAATTTTGGGTCTGACATTGGAATATGTTTGAACTGGGTGAGTTCTTTTTCAATCCAAGTCGGTACTACATAGTCACCCTTTTCTACTAAGATATAAACGTCATATCCCATGCTTTTAACAACTGTTGCATGAAAATAAATTTCATATACACTTGCACTCGGACTCTGAGATTCTGGTACACAAAATAAGAATTTTGATTTCTTATTTATTAATCTATCTAAAGAAGATTTAATTTTTTCTATTTTTTCTTGCTCGGCTTTCTGTGCTTCTGCAGTTAATTCTACTGTGCTCATTCTGTTACTGGTTTTATATAATTAATTATTTTTTCGAATTCTTCGTTACCGTTTAAATCATTGATTTGAAGTACGGGGGTTATTACACAATTATAACACTCTTCGTTATATGGTCGTTTTAGTTTAATGACCTGTTTATCGACGGGAGCGGCTAATAATTCTGGGTCTGTTGTTATTAAAACATCTACGCTATTCCAAACATCTTCATTGGTTTCAACAAACTTAAAGTTATTAAACCTACTGCGAATCTTACTTAAAAAGAACAACGTCGATGGTATGCTGAATTGATTTTCTTTTGATATAATTACAAAATCAGCAAAGTCTCGGTATTTTTGATAGAATTTATTCACATCCAAATCCATGTTCGGATACATCATTGGTACGCTTCCGTGAATTTCAAATACAAAGT